TGAAACTGCAATAAGAAAAGTTTTAGAAAAATATTCTGATATTATAACTTCGAACGATGAGAAGAACTTCTTGAAAAAAAAGCTACAAGGGAAGATACATTATTCAGAAAAGATTGAAGATTTCAAAAAAGAACCACCTAAAAGATTAATTTGTAATAATTATAAAACGGATCTACTTTCGGATAATAAAGCAGAGAGATTAACAAATTCTTTTTTTGAGTTTCATACTGATACAAGTTTCTTTATAGATCATTTGTCAAACAAGACAACCAAAATAATGAACAAGATTCACAGTACAGGATGTAATATTGCCAATAATGATGTCAAGTCTTATTTAAATAATATGGACAAGAAAACAGATTATCTGATTGATGAATTCAATCAAACTAATTTGAGAGTATTTTCTCAGTTTGTGAGTACTACGGCAAATCAAATAATGTACGAGGGACTCAAGAATAGGAAAGTATCTGAGTTAAGCATATTACCTACTTCGGATCCTGAAATTTTCATAATATTAATGGGAGGGCCTTCTTACGAATACAATAGAAATGGAAATGATTATTATATAGTAAATTTTTGTCAGAAAAGATCTCATGCTTATAATGAGTACATTCAATACAATTTTAATAATCAATTAATAACTGAAGAATCGTCTTGCTTAATAATAGGACCATTATCTATAAACGTAGAAAGAGTTAAATTTTTGATCGATTTTGATAATCTTACGTCTATGAAATCTATAACATTATTGACAGAAAATGGAGAAGAGAAATTTTCTAAAGAAACGTTAAAATTTTGTTCTATGAAAGCTCTAGCATCAGCTTCTTGTAAAGCTAACTTGAGTCATATATTATCTAACATTAGATATATGAGTATTACAACAATGCAAAAACTAAATAGAGTGTATTTGTATCTGTTAGAGATGAAAGGAAATAGACCAAAAAATAAATTAGAAAGATTTTTCTTTGAATATCTCATGATAAACACTGTTGTCATGGCTAATAAAGCTAATAAACTTGACATTACTGAAGAATCTAGTGAAACAAATTTTGGGAAATTAATTAAGGAAGAATGGTACACAGGTATGAGTGTTAATAAGGCTGAGGTATTTTTTTGATTTGATTTACATTGAATATCAAATGGAAAAGAATCTAGAAAATCAAGTGAATAGCCATTTTCAATTTAATGTACTTAAAGAAAAATACATGAAAGATT